ATATTGACCGTGTTCTGCCTCTGGCCCTGCTTGCAGCTCAGGAGAAACGCGAGCCTGAGTATGAGAGCATCGCCGATTTTGCTCACCTGTTTGGTATGTGGATGACGGACACCACAGTACAGGGTGACAGTATCTACTATGCCGACAAAGGCAAAGCCCTGAAAGCTCTGATTGAGCGTCAGACGGCATTGAGAAAGAAGGCTGAAACTCCCGAGGAGAAGGCTGAGGATGATAAGATTCTCGAAGAAGTGAAAGCTGCTGAGGAAGCCAAGGCCGTAATCGTTGACATGAAGAAAGGAGGCAGCGATGAAGGTAACTGATAAAGTGCTTGAGGTTGTTCAGGATCACACTCGTATCACTGACACCATCGATTCCATCTGCTGTGCTATTGAGAACGGCACCGAAATGCCGAACTTCATCCCTGTGTGTAATGATACTATGGTATCGGATCAGTTAGGAAAGATTTGCGAGACTATCACAGAACTTAGAAAGAATCAGAAATGACGAATAAATTTGGTGCCCAAAAGCAAGGAAGCTACGACTCAAAGATAGAGAAAGTAGTTGAGCAGAAATATGGCGTATTGGAGGAGGCTGGGCTTATACGTGGTCTTCACAGAAGCAACAATCACTTTCTGATCATACCTGAGTTGTCTGAAACTGTTATCGTAGAAAAGCAACTCAAGACAAAGGTTAAGCGTATAGAGAAGAAAGTGGTTGAAGAGCGTGAGGCACGATATACTCCTGACTTCATCTATTATGACTGTGAGACCAATGAATATGTGATGCTTGAAGTGAAGAGCTTCATCACCATGAGACAGCAAGACTATCCATTAAGGCGAAAGCTGATGAAGCATATTATCCGCAATCATAACAGAAAAGGACGCGGCCAATGGAGATTTGAAGAAATAGCAATTTAATTCTACGGCGGCTGACGGGCCGCAAGTCACTCTGAGATTACGGTCTCAGTACTGGCGAACAAAGGGGAACTGCTCTCGCGAGTGGTTCCCCTTCTATTGATATATGACAAAGATAGCGTTGAAGTTATTTCTTTTCCGATTCCTTTTTGAACTTGCACTGGTCACAGCGTGAATAAAGACAGTCTTGACAGCCCTTCGGGTATGACACTGGAAGATAATAGTGTATGGTTTTGTCATCCGTCTTGACCTCGTTCTGCTTCATTCGTGAGATATTGATGATCTGGTCATTGACCTTGTTATACTCTGTGGATCCAGCTTTGAGTTCTTTAAGAAGTGACTGCAGCTCTATGAGTTTCTTCTCTTTGTTCGTTGCCTGTTCAAGAAGCTCGTCGGCATTGTCTTTCATGTCCTGTTGGATCTTCTCTATCTGAGAACGTCGCAGTACCTCCTTGTTTTCGGCAATACGTTGCTGCACTGGTTCCGATGCCAGCAGCTTAGCCACCTCACTTTTCAATGCGGGACGGTTCCATGTTGTTGTGCCGGTCCTGATGGCCACAGCCCAAGCGTCCTCTTCTGGCCAGCCTTGCGTTACGAGATCGGCAAAGGCCAGCTGCTCAGGGGTGAGCTTATAGTTGCGGGCTATCTTATTGAGCTTTGATGATACGTTTATATCCATGACTTAGTGATTTTCGTTCCAATCATCCCAGTTGTTTTCGCCAGGACGGTTGCCGTTCTCGTCGGTGGTGCGGCTACGACCGTTTCCCGTGCGGACATTACCCTGCTTCGGATTGACCTTTGCAATGGCTTTCTCCTTCTCGATCTCGGCTTCAATCTCTGCCTTTTTCTTCTTAGTCTCGTAGAGAAGATCAAGCTCCTGTTTCTGCTTGTATTCCTTAAGGATGCGGTCAGTCTCGTCATTCTTAGTGTACTTAGATGCACGCTCTGATGCCGTCTGCTTGGAGATAAACCCATCCTGCACACCGATGCGGAGGTTCTGCATCAGCTCGGAATCATTCTGGTGGATATACGGCTCAAGCCATGACTTGATAGGCAGTGCCATGAGCGTAGCGGCCTTGTTGATCTTATATCCCCATCCGAATTTGACTATGCGAACACACTGCTCGAGGAAGTCCTGATAGTGGGACACGCCACCGATGGCCAGCTCTATTGCAGGGCTGAAAAGCAGCTTCACGGCCACACCTGGCAGATCGCCGGACTTCAATTCAGGCGGCTTGACGGCAAAGGACTGCTCGTAGATCAGATCGTAGAGCTTCGTGAGCAAGGTGTTGTAGGATGCAGAGACATCGGCCTGATTCAAGAAGCCAGCCTCTCCCTTCGGGTCCGTGATGGCAACGGCCTTGACGGCACCGTTCATATTGCCCTGAATCTTCACGCCCTTTCCCTTGGCATAGAAGATCGGGAAAGCGTATGCCTTATTGTTCTCGAAGAAGTAAGACATTGCCTCCTCGTATTTCTCGATGGTGTCCTGAGAGAAAGCCCATACAGGACCTTCGGTGTTCACATGATAGGCAACGGGGATAAACGGGAATCCGTGTTCTACTGGCTCACCAACCATCTTGAATCCACCAAGGCCGAAGATACCCTTGAACTTCTCAATGAGTTCGCTGCTGTTGATGTCGCGCTTATAACGGTAGAGATACTTCTCATCCCATACCTCCACCCATTCCGTCGTGCTCTTTCCGTCTTCATCGAGGTCTCGGTACTTGCGGGCAAAGAGCTTCATCTTGCCCGTGATGGAGTCGTAATGAGGATAGAGCTTATCACCGTTGAGGAAAGAGAACACCCTTGCCTGTGGTTCCCCTTCATCATCGAAGTAACCGACGATGGCAGCATCAGAAACGGTGTGGATGGAATCGACGGCATCATACAGACGCTCTTCCATTCCCATCGTGAGCCAGCCTTCCTTGAACTCAAACAGGGACAATGTATCTTTCAGCGTTTTCTTCTCGTCTCTCTCGGGTGATGCAAGCTCAAACTGTGCATCATTTCCGCAGATGTGGACGTTGGCCTTGATCTTGATGATACGCTGGAAAGCAAGAGATACACGTGTGATAGGCTGACGGAAATAGCGTGCCTTGCCAGGCTTTCCGGGCACTGGTGCCTTCTTCCACACGTCAGGGTACAGGATCGGATTATTGATATTGTGACCTGATGGATAATACTCACGAAGCATCTGCGACTGCGTATATACTTGCAGCTTCAATGGATCGTCAGGCTCCGACATGTCAACACCTTGATACGTCTCAAATTTCTGGTTTGAGTCGCTTGGCAACACCTTATATACAGGCTTGCGCACAAGGATTTCCTTAAAATCTAAGCTTTTTGTCATACACTATACTAATTAAAATCCATTTCATAATCAAAATCATCGTCTTCGACCATATCCATATCCATTTCGGCACCAAGCATCCAGTCATTCTCAATGTTGAGCTGAACGGGCTGGGCAATGTCAAAGTAAGCACGGAAATACAGAGATTCCCACCAGTCAGGTGAGTGTCCTACAATCAGTTTCGACTTCTTCTTAGGCATAAGACAGAAGCCCTTGTCTTTCGTATCTGGATCGCGTCTGAGCGACATACGTTCCTTCTGCAGAACGTCCCTAAAGAGAATATCCTCGTAGCCGTTTCCTGAGACCTTCGTATCGAGAAGATTCTCCTCGAATGAGAGTCCCATTTCCTTGAGCTTACGATAAATAATGTACGCGCATTGCGATTTGAGGTCCTTATAGAGATACTTCACGCCCTCGTAGTCATCATCGTCTTCTGCGATGGGAGCGGACTGGTTGTTAAACGGTATGGCCTCTGGGAAGAATCCCTTCACAAGCTGTCCGATACCCTGATAGTCATAGCAGAAATCTTCTTCTGCCACTCCCCACTCCCTGAGTTTCCTTCTGATGACCGACACAGCAGTCTTGGAATTTACGTTGATGCAGCAGAAGTCGGCCACATGCCATCCTATCCACAGGTACATGACGAGGTTATCACCACCTTCAAGTGCAATATCGGCCGTACACCGTCGCTTGCCGTCACCATACTGAGCCGGATTAGAGAATATCGATTCCAGCTCGTCGTATGAGATCATATCGTCGCCAGCCTCCGAGGCATTCCAGTTGGCCTTGAGGTCGCGTAGAACTTGGCCT